GTTGAGAGTTCGAATCTTTCTATCGGCTTTAAAGTAGGTGATATTATGGCGAAAAAAGCCACAAATTCAAAAACAAAAGATAAAAAACAAGCGATTGATGTAAATGTCCTTGAAGAAGAAAAAGACGTTAAAAAGGCTGATTTATTGCCTGTCAATCCGTTGTTAGGTAGTCAAGCGATAACAGTTGCAGATGAAACAGAGCAAAAAGTCGCAATGATAAACGAAATTGAAAGCCTGACGGAACTTAATAAGCAACAGTTGTCAATTAAAAGACAAAAGGTTGAAATGGAAGTCGATAATAGAAAGCTTGATACCGCTTTAAAAACTATTTCAACCGTTGACAAAATCATTCAATCTGTGGCAAATGAAGAAGTTTTAGATAGAGTTGCAGAAAACATTAAAACTCCACAGGATATGAAATACATGGCGGAAGCTGCTGAAAAACTAACAGGAACATTAAGAAACTTAATGAATCCAAATGTTATAGATGAATTTGGCACTAAAAAGCGTACTAAAATTAATTTTATGTTCAAAAGTTCAGGTGCTGTTCAAGCTGCTGTTCAAGTTGATACTTCTAATGATTAGGTGATAATATGATAAGTTTATATAAATATACGGATAAGGAAATAAAAGAATTATTAAAAAGCATGATTATTTTAGTTGATACAAGGGAGCAAAATTGGCTTCATATACAGAAATTCTTTGATGAAAAGAAAATACCTTATAGAGTAGAAAAGCTTGATTTTGCTGATTACTCTTTTTTATTGCCTGAAAATAAAGAATTAGGAATACAGAGAGATATTTATTTTGACAAAAAGATTTCCATAGAAAGAAAAAGAGATTTGAATGAGATTTCATCAAATTTCTGTGACGGGCGTACGCAATTTGAAAATGAATTCATTAGGTCAATGGGAAAGCTGTATTTATTGATTGAAAATGCTACATATGAGGATATTGTCAATAAAAATTATACTACAAAGATAACCCCTCAATCATTTATCGGTAGCTTACATGCTTTTGTAGACAGATATAACATTTCGCTAAACTTTATGAAGGATAACAGCTATTCAGCATACTTTATCTATCTTACATTTTATCATCATCTTAGAAATTATTTAATGAATAAATAAAATAAATTGAATGGAGGTAAAACCATGCAAAAAATTGCAGACAATTTATACGTTGGAAACCAACAAGATTATGAAAACAAATTCTTTGATGATAGTTTTTCGTTCTTGTTAGCAGCCAAGGAGCCATGGCATCGGGAAATGATTGGATATAAAGGTAGAGCTTGCGACAAGTCACACCCGGAATATTTATGGGGTTACAGGGACAGAGGAAGTAAATTAATTCTAAATATGGTTGATGCAAATAGCAGCTTGTTCTTTGACAAAAACATGATAAATGAAGCACTTGACTTTATTGAAGAAGAATTGTTTAAGGGTAGAAATGTACTTATTTGTTGTAATAAGGGTGAAAGTCGCTCCGCAAGCTTGGGCTTATTATTCCTTATCAAACAAGGCCACATAAAAGGTGAAACTCTAACAGATTGTGAAGCTGAATATTTGAAAATCTATCCTCAATACAATCCCGGCAATGGAATAAGGGAATTTGTGAAAATGAATTTTGAGGAATATTCAAGAGATATATGTCCTAACTGTGGAAATAAAGGCTTAGACTATGATTTTGTAGAAGAAGATGACGGAAGCAAACACGATATTATTGATTGTCCTAAATGTGGCAAAAGATTATATTACGAAGATTAAAATAACGCACTCATAGAAGTGCTTTTTTATTGAAAATATTAGGTTGATGTCGCAAGACATAGGGGTTAAATACCGGTTTATTTTAATTTTGGGGTGGGCAATGCGGTATTTTAAAAGTAGGTGGTAAATCATGCCGAGAAAAGGCGGTTCTGTAAGTATTATTCAACAGAAAAATGAAAAGTTAATACAACATTCAACAAGCGATAAAATGTCAATTTGTACTCAATGCGGCAAGCCGTTTGCACAAATATGGCGACCTGAATATGAAGCTTATACATCATTTTCTACCTGTGGTACTTGTCGTATGGCAAATGCTCGTGGCGGAATAAATGTTACTGCTGAATACGAGCCACATTGGGGACAAAAGTTGGTACATGAAAGCGAAGCAAGATTCAAGATTATTAACGCTGGTATACGTTGGGGAAAAGACAGATGCTCAATCATGGAAGGCATTAAATATTTCATTGATTGCTTAAATGAAGATAGGGGTTCAGATTTAGTTCCTCATGCACTATGGTGGATTATCGCTCCCCTTGAAAAGATAGCCAATCAAAACTGGAGAGAACTTTTACATAATCTTCCTAAAGAGTTAGTTGTAGATGTTTCTAAAACCACAAGAACAGTGGAAACTATTAATGGCGGAATAATTGAAGTACATTCCGCATATGACCCTGAAAGTTTAGTTGCGGTTGGTTTAGATTTAGTTACCATAACGGAAGCTGCAAGAATAGCTGATTTAGAAGATGTATGGAGCAATATAGAAGGACGTTTAAATTCCCCTGGTAGAGGTTTGGGTGGTAAAGGTGGACGAGCAATTATAAATTCCTCACCTCTTGGAATGAACTATTTCTACAAAATGTGGAAATGGGGTCAAAAAAACACTTCTGATTATGACCCTGATTTTGAAAGTTGGACTTTTACAACTTGGGATAACCCTTATATGAACAAAAGGGGTACACAAATAACGAAAAATGGCAAAACATACAAAGAAAATTTAATTAAACGTATGTCGGATAAGAGGTACAGACAAGATTATCTTGGCGAGTTTATTTCCGATATTAACTTGGTTTTTGGGAACATAGATAAATGTTTTGTAAAATTATCAACATTGCCGGAAGAAGAACAAAAGAAATGGGTTGAACCTGAACCATTCGAGACTTATACAATAGGCTACGACCCGGGTAAATCAGTTGACGACCCTGTTATTTGGATAAGAAACAGTAAAGGAAAAGTTGTTAAAACCGAAGCTATGGTCGGAATGAGTTGGGATGGTCAATGGGATAGGATTGCTTTTTATTCACGGTATTTTAATGGTGCTGTTTGTAATTTTGGTAAAACAGGTTTAGGAGAAACAATCGAATCTCAATTAACCAAAAGAGGCGTACCTTGCGTTCCTATAAACGAGCAAGGGCAGAACAAGGAAAGGTTAGTTGAAAATCTTGCTGTTGTAGTTGAACAGCAATGGTGTCAGATACCATGGTCGCAAGAAGTTGAAAATCAATTCAAGGACTATATAGGCATTACAAGAAAAACAGGTTCGACACAATATACAAATGCAAGTAATGACGGTCATGATGACCACATCAGTGCTGCCTACTTCTGCTTTGCAGATTTTATAGCTCCTGAAATCACGATACCTTATATTGGTATCTTTGGTGGAGTAAAACACAAATAACGGATACGTTGTAAATAACACGGTAATGTATAGGGTTTGCTATGCCTCCTTAGCGTCCTTCCGTCAAGTGCAACGTACATATAACGTAAATAGCCATGAACTCTGATTTGTGGCTGTTTTTAAAAATACTTTGGAGGATTCAATATGGAACTAAAAGAAATTTATTTAAAACAAATACAAATGCTTGAAAAAGCACAGGAAGAAGCCTTACAAAAAGGCGATATGAAAAAAGTTGAAGATTTGGCAATAAGTATTGTTAGCATTTCAAATACAATTAAAAGTTTGCAATAAGCAGGTGATGTTTATGGGATTATTTAAAAAAATTAAAGCAAGAACAAGGGATGAACCCTTGCCAACAGGCAGACAAACTGCTGTTAATAGCAGATACTCCTCTACCCTATCCCCTCACCATTCAAGGACAGGTGATGTACTAAAAACATTAAGAAGTATACCCGAAGAAACTGCTGCTGTTGAATTTCTAAAAAAGGTTAATCCTGATGTTTCAATGGCTGTATGGAATTTTGTAAGACTTGCTAACCAAGGGCATGAAATGAATTTCTATGGACTTGACGGGAAAAAAAGAACAGACTTAGATGATAAATGGCGAGAATTTGCTGCAAGAGTAAATGAAATATCAAACAGTGGGCTTGATGGATTGGTAGACCAATTGCATTATAGCTCATTTTTATTAGGTGCTATGGGCGTTGAAGCAGAAGTAACGCCTGATAGAAAAGATATTTATGATATTTACCCTGTAAAACCGCAAACAATCGAATGGGAATTAAAAGAGATAGACGGTCGTAAAACATGGGTTCCGTATCAATATAACGAGCATAAAAAAGTTTACCTTGACAGAAAACATGCTAATTTCTTTTGGGTTCCTGCCGACCCTGATATTGGCGACCCAAGAGGAACATTAAATCTATCTCCTGTTTTACAAGCAATAGATTTTCAAATGCAGATATTCCAAGACTTGCAAGCCGTTTTACATCATCAAGGTTATCCGAAAATTGACGTTTCAATAGATATAGAGAAATTGTTTGAAATGTGTCCTGCTAATGTTAGAAATGACCCTAAAAAGCTAATGGAATGGATGGATGACAATGTTAATCGTATGAGACGAAATCTTGAAAGCATGGAACCTGATAGTGATTATATTCATACAAGCGATTCAACAATTAATATGAATCAAGGAGCAAATGCAGGCAGAAGTCTTGATGTTAGGGCGATAAACGAATTAGTTGATACGCAAACTCTTTCCGGTTTAAAGCAAATGGCTATATTTATGAACAGGAATACCGGAATTACTGAAAGCTGGGGAACCGTACAATTCCGTATTTATTGTTCAGGAATACAATCTTGTCAAAGAGGTTCAAAACGTATCATAGAAGAAATAGCAAGATTATGGTTAAGGGTAAATGGCGAACAAGCTATACCGCATTTTAAGCATAATACTATTGACTGGAATTCGGAAGAACAACGAATGACAGTTGAGTTAATGAAACAAGAATTCTATGCAGTAGCTCAATTGATGGGTTGGGTAGATGGAGATTTGGCGGCGCAAGAAGTCATGGGAGCTGAAAGAGCTGTAAGTGATAGACCAATAGCTGAAATTAAAGCTTCATTTAGTGTTGGAGGTGAGAACAAAATTGTTGATGAAAAACATTCGGGGAACAAACGACAATCCGACAATGCTAAAAAATAAAGAAAAAGAATTACACGATTGCTTTGACTGTAAGGGTTGCATTTGTGAAGAATATTGCGCCGAAGAAGAAAAGCATTTTGGTAAAAAAGTAAAGAAATCTAAAAAGAAAGGCGGTGAGAATGATGAGTAAATTTGGAGTGCCAACAGAAGAACAGTTGGCGAAAATAAATAAACTTGCTAAACGAACTTTATCGGCTGATGAAGTATTTGCATTTAGTGGTAAATCGGCAGGCGATATGCTAATTCCTAATAGATTTACAAGAATAAGTAAAGAATTATTGCAAGTAATGGCAGATGACGCTAAAAAAGGCGTTTCTTTTATGTTAAACCATAATTGGAGTAGTTGGGGTGGAATTCAAGGCATACCGTATGGAAAAGTATTTGATGGTGAATTGAAAGTAAGTTTAGAAGACAACGAAGCAACAGAATTACATCTTTCAAAATACATTGTTAGAGATGATGAAATTGTTGACGGTGTATCTGCGAATGCTCTTATTAAGCGTATTGAAACAGGTATTTTGTCTGACACATCAGTAACATTTAGTACTGACACAATGGTTTGTTCTATTTGCGGTAAAAATTATTTTAGTCGTGAATGTAGTCATTGGCGTGGTGCTAAATATGAAATGGAAGACGGAACAACTAAAACTTGTACAGTTACGGCAATGCCTCCTTCAATCATAATTCCTTATAACAATAATGCTTTGTATGAGGAATCTATTGTTTGGGATGGTGCTTATCCCGGTGCAATGGTATCGCAGGCAAAAGATGGAGACATAATTGAATTGCCTACAGGTAATTTTGCTGTATTAGGTGATAAAGAAGAATTACCAGACAATACAGCATTTTTAAATAAATATCATAATGGCAATATTCTTACTATGGTTAAAAAATCAGACCACAAAAAAGTTCACAATTTAGGCGGAATTGATGAAGGGAGAAAGGAAGGAGTTAAAAAACTTATGAATGAGAAATTACAAAAAATGCTTAAAGACTTTGGCATGAGTGTTGAAGAGACAGAAAAGCTGACTGTTGATGATGCAAGCGAAATATTAAACCAATTAGCTGAAAAATGGGACAACAAGGTTGAAGAAATAAAAGCTTCCGTTGAACCTGTTATGGCTCAATTAGATAGTACAGAAGAATTTCTGTCAAAGGAAACAGTAAAAGAAAAATTAGGCACTGAATTAACTGCTGACAATGTACTTAACCTTGCTAAAGAAGGTCAAGAATACAGAAAACAGTTAATTGATGACACTATCGCAATGGGTGTTCGTGCCATGGGTAATGAATTTAAAGCCGAAACATGGAAAGTTACATTATCAACAATGGAAAGTTCTGCAATTAAGGATATAATGGCTAACTTTGAAACGCAGGCTAAAAACAATATTCCTAACGGCAGACAAACAGACGCAAATGCAGGGATGGGTGTAAAAGTAAGTCCTCCTGATGAAGCTTTTAAAGTAGGAAAATAACAAACAAGAAGTACCCGCTATTCTAAATGGCGGTTTTTTATTGCCAAAAAATAATTTTTAAGAAAAGAAAGGATGTGTTTTTACATGGCAAGAGGTGGATTAGGTTACGAAGGTATAGGATTTCAAGCGGCTACATTTAAGGCAGGAGCAGGAATAAAGGCATTAGTTGCGGCTGCAAATAGAGACGCTGTTGTTGGTATTCCTGTGGTTGTTACATCTGCTGGCGATACGGTTGATTTAGGTAATGCAGGTGATGTTCCGTTTGGTTTTATTGATGTTTATGAGAATGACGGTCATGTAGGAGTTCAATTTAGAGGTTTTAGGGAAGATGTTCCTGTTGTTGCTACTGGTGTTACTCCAGGTAGAGTTTGTTTATTAGATGGTAGTGGCGCATTAAAAGATACTGCAAGCGGCATTGGAGTTAAACAGTCAATGTCTAAAACAGTTACTACAGGGGCTACAGAAGCAGGAGACGCTACTGTTACCATTACTGCTGCCGGAAAAGCTGAATTGGCTGATGGTAAAGACATTACAGTAACATTGGCTGTAGGAACTGCTACTGCTACTGCTACTGCAATCGAAACAGCTTTAAAGGCTGACGAAGATGTAAAGGCATTTTTTGATGTAACTCGTTCAACAGCGACTGTTATTTTAACTGCTAAAGTTCCTGCTGACAACGATGACACAATGGAAATCGAATTTACAGCAGGTGACACAGGCGCTGCAATGGGAGACACAACTGATGTTGCTGGTGTTGCAGATAGAAAAATTGGATTACCTATTTTTATCAACACAGACGCAACCGCAAAAACCGCAACTGTATTTTTAGGTTAATTTGAGAGGAGATGAATAATATGGCTAACGAAAAAATAACTTTACAAAATTTAACAAGTGACTTATACAGAGAGGCTCATTCCAAAGAAATGACTTTATCATCTTATTTAGAGAGTTTAGACCCTACACAAGAAGGCAGCAACCTTGACGCTTTTGAAAGATTAATGAAAGAAGCTGGTATTCTTACAAAGTCAATTCCTGACAAGAATATATTTGCTTCTAAGGTTGAAGCTTTTTATAGAACAAATGAAAACAAGGTATTGTTCCCTGAATATATTGCAAGAACTTTAGTTCAGGCAATGACTGAATATCCTGTGTTCAAATATTTAATAGCAGCAAGAACTCCGATAGATAGCAACACTTACAAAGCTGCATATTTAGAT